TTCTGCCCAAGAAACTGGAAACAAAGGTTCAATAATTTTATCAACTGCTTCTGCATATTGTTGGATTTCCCACTGTGCATGTTCATCGATTCGTTGTTTATAGAATCTTGCATAAGCCGCAAGAGAACCTGTCCAATACCATTCCGTATACATTGCCTGCGGGAGAACGAATCGTGCTTGTTCTGGTGCAACATTAGATGCAATTAGTTCTTCGTATGTACTGAGTGATTGTTTCATCAACGATTCATATGAACGATATAAAGGATGCGTTGCAAAACCCCCAGAAGTTTCTCCGCCACTATCTCTACATTCTAACCATCCATCACTTCCTTGTTTTGCATTACTATCTGGTCTATGTCTCCACTTGGGATGATAAAACTCTGGAGGGAAATCTACATATCGTCTACTAATTTCATTCTCTACAAATCCCTGCTTATGTTTAAAGCATTGTGTACGAATTGAGATGGGTGCTTTGATTCGTAAAGTAATCTGCGGATGGGCAAATGGTGTCCAGTGGTTATGCTTTGCAAGATACTTAATAAGTTTATCATCTCTTTCCGACAATACCCCATGTCCGTGACCATCAATACGACCCCATTCACTTTCACTGTCAAAGGAAACCCTTGCGGCATTTGCAACAGTTAAATCACTACCCATATAGTCAACGAGTTCAACATGTCCTTTGTCTAATACTTCGTAAAGTTTCGGATAATTCATACTTTTTTCCATTCTCCAAATCGTAATTCGGCTTCCAAACCTTCTACTACATTTTCATCAATAATCTTTTGTATTTTACGAGTAGAAATTCTGAGTGCAAGATCATTCAGGTCTTTTTCTTGAATATTTTCAGGCCAGATAAAAACCTTATGTCCCATCTTGATGAGTTCTTCATTATATTTACACACCTGTAAATTTCGTGGTTCATTGTCCATAACAAAAACCAATTCACTATCTGACAGATGATAAGGAATAGATTTGTAGGATGATGCCCCAACCATCGCAACACAATTATCAAGAAAGTAACTGTCGATAGGACCCTCAACAACATAAACTCGCTTCTTCGGGTCAACTCTCCACAGACCATACCACAAAGAATCGATAGATTTCTTTGCTTTGATTGTAATATATCGTAGAGTTTCTCTCGCTTTCACTTCACCCGACATAGTAAGTACTCTGCCTTGGGCCCCCACAACAGTTCCACGACTGTTAAAAAATGGAATCACCAACCGTTCTTCCTTACCGAACAATGTGGTTTCGTGGTCTAACTTATTTCCAAATGATGTAAAGTCATCAGTATAATATAAAAGTTTCCAATATTGTTTTGGAATCTTTCTCATATTGGCAAACTTTACCGCAGTGTGGTCGCTCGGCAAATCTGTAAGACAAGTTAGTTCATCTAATAGTTGGTCTTTTGTTTTAAATTTTGGTTTTGCATCTTTAAATTTGAACACTTCTTCTGCCTTGGGTTTCTTATAGTTTGATTTTCCGCTTTCTCCATTTCTATATCTTTCCAAAGAATATTCTTTACACATTGATGGAGAAACTTCTTTCAAGAAATTATATAGGTTGTATCCTACCCCACAATTATGACATTTATAGAAAAAATCATTATTTTTTACATAAAAATAACCTCTTGTTTTATTTTTGTTCTTTTGTGAATCCGCACAAATAGGACAACGACATGCCGCAAGATTATCTTTCTTCCATGAAAATTTTTCCAATTGAGGAGACACCATATTGATAAATTTTTTATCAATGTATGAACTCATCAGATATTCCAATCATTAAACTTTTCAGATTTCTCTGCGGTTGCAAACTTTTCATCAAATTGCTTGCCATCAAATCCACTACCAGATTTTAACTCTTCGGTTTGGTTTGATTCCACCAACCCCAACTGTTCTAATTTTGGTGGGTCAGAAAATTTCATCTTTGCACGATTTACATTTAGAACAAATTTTCTATTTGTGAATGTATCGTTATATCTGTTCTTCAGTTGTTTAACAAGAAGTTGACCTTTTTCTTCTAGTTCCTCTGTTGATATAAGAGCCATCATAAAATCGCAAGTTGCAGGAAGACCAAATGATTCAGATGTATCTTCTAAACCAAAATCAGAACTAGAAAACCCTGCACGATTTACTTGAGTTGCAGACCAAATAGGAACATCCTTTTCTACTGCAAGTCCACGAAGTTCTTCTGCAATTGATTTTACTAGTTGGTATGTGTTTATATTCGCTCCACCCTTTATACGAGAAGATGCACAAATATTTAAGTAATCAATAAAGATAATATCTGGTTTGAATTTCTTTTTCATTTGTAATTCTTCAATCAATGCACGGAAATGATTTGCATTTGCAGATGCAGTAGGATATTCTTTTATAATAAGTTTGCCTGTCATCTTTGATGAAATAGTATTCATCTTTTTATCATATACTTGCTTTGGTAATTCTTTTAGGTTGTCTAATGTAACATCCATCAAATTTGCATCAATTCGTTCTGCAATTCTTTCTTCTGCCATTTCACAAGTAATATATAATACATTTAAATTTTGCACCAAACAATTCGCTGCATGGTGACACAGAAATGCAGACTTACCAACACCTGTTCCTGCCATTATAATGTTTAATGTTTTACTTGGTGTTCCACCTCCAGTAATGTCGTTCAAGAATTCTAAATCAAATGGAATTCTTTTTTCTTTTTGATGATAGAATTTATATCGTTCATCTGCATCCTCAATATAATCATGACCAATATGGGTATCAAAAGATACAGACAGTGCATCCGACAATATATGTGGGATTGCAGTATCTGTTTTATCTTTTGATTTCCCGTCTATAATATGGATAGATTCCATAATGGCATTATAGACTGCTTTATCTTTACAAAACTTTTCTGTTTCAGATGTTAACCAATCAATATTTGCATCATTGGATACAAAAGAATCTATTAACCCCGAAGTTCTTTTGTATTCTTCTTCGTTTAATGTTGTATTTTTTTCTAACTCAATGTTTAGTGCTTCTTTGGTAGGAAGATTATTATATTTTATAATAAAATCTTTAATTATATCAAAGACTAATCGTTCTGTATTACTATGAAAATATTCTCCCTTTAAAAAGGGAATAACTTTACGAGCATATTCATCATCGTATATTAAATTTTGAAGAATAACGGTTTCAACTGTCTTCATCAGATACCGTCTCACCCGATTCTTTTAACGATTCTTTTAAGAAATCATCTCCTAATTCTTCCATTTCATCTTCTAATACTGAGACTAGAATTTCTCCCAAACCATCAATAAACTCTTGGTCTTCTTCCAAATCCTTTGGATTTTCTATCAACCTATAATCAAAATTTAGTTGCATACTTCCATCAACTTCATCAAAAGCGATACGACCATATTGAAGTTTTACTCCTTCACATTTACCTTCAGTAATAATGATAGGAATTGGTTGAACCGATGTGTCTTCATCGCAAAATTTATATTTCTTTGTCATTCTCATTCTCCGATTCTATTGTTTCTTCTATATTACCATACTTGAATTCTTTTGCAACAGCATCTTCAAGTCTTTTCATAACATCTTCTGTAAAATACTTTTCTGGATTGCTGTTTATTTGTTTTTCAAATGCAGTTTTACCATCTGGAAGTTCAATTCGTGTTGACACCTTTTTGAAGATGTCATACTTTACTGCAATCGGCACCAACCCATAGTAAGGATTAAGTCCTGTCTCATAATTCAACTGAACTTCTACTTCCTTATTTTCTTTTGTAAATCGTCCTTTGAATAGTTTACATTTAATAATGCCACCAATAATATCAGTACCTTCTTTATCCTTTTTCTTTGTAAGATAAACGATTGTAGATGCGGCGTACTTCAAACCAGAACCACCACCCATCTCTTTCATCGGAACATATGCACCAACTACTGTATATGTGTGGTTTGTCATAATAAGAGGTATCTTTGCTTTACCCAATTTCAATGTAAGAACACGGAAGGTTGCTTTGATGACTTGCGCGCGTGTCATGTCGCGGGTCTGCTTCCCTTCTGCTGTGTCTGCCATTTCCTTTTCGGTTGACAACATCCCAAGAGAATCAAGAACAACAAACACAGGTTTCTTTTCTTTTGTTTCGATGTATGTGTCTACAATAGAAATTGCCTGATGACGAAACCCTTCAACAGTTGCAACAGGAAATACTGCAACTCTTTTTGGGTCTAACCCTCGTTCAGTAATCATATCAGAAGTTACTGCCGATTCTGTATCAAAATATAATATCATACCTTCTGGGTTGTCATCAAGAAATTTCTTGCACATTCCTAACGCAAAATAAGTTTTACCAGTTGCAGATTCACCTGCAAGTGCCATAATTTTATTGTTCGGTATACCACCATACAATGAACCAGACAACAGTGCATTAAATGCATACGAACCTGTATCAATAAATCCAGTTACATCACTTCCATCAATCCCTTCGGATACAATGCCAGCATATTTATTGCCAGAACTTTTTATAATGTCTTTTAGAAAATCAGTCATTTAGTCTTTTTTGCTTTCATCTTTTTTGTTTTCTTTGGACTCTTACCAGACTTCCACGCTTCGTTTACATCTGATGTTGAGAGGTCATCGGCTTTAAATGTCCCATCGGATTCTCTCCCGCGGTCATATGGGTCAGCAGTTCCAAGATTTCTTACCCAAGCATCATAGCATCGGTTAATAATTTCTTCTATATGTGTGTTTTCAATCATAATAACTCCTTTATTTCTTTTATAGTATACTCTAAATCTTTACATTTTTCAACAATATTTTCGTAAGTTTCTAAATTACAATTCTTGTCTGCTTGACATTTTTTCAACAATAACTTCGATTCTTTTTGTACTGATTCTAATATGTTTAAAATTAATTTTATGGATTTTCTGGACATGTCTTTCATTCAAAAAACTCCTCCAATGATGATGTGCCATATTTTTCTGCTATTCTGTTTACATTTTGTTTATTAACATCCACCACCGACAAATCAAAATCTGGTTTGGCTTTTAATAATTCATATTTACCTTTTCCTGTCATTTCTTTCCATTCCAAATCTTTTTCTTTGGGATATTTTAATGACCATTCTACCGTTGAATTTTTTAGTTCTTTTCTTGATTTCTTACTCAAAGGATATATGTATCGGAACTGTTTACCTTTTATTCTTTGTATTCCCTTATGTTTCATAAAATCATAAGTCATCCAGAATAACTTCTTATCTGAATCTAGAAACTCTTGATTTTCTTCAAGTAGTTTTCTGGTACTTCGTGGATGAATTTTTTCTCCTTCTTTTGACATATAAATATCTGTCCATATGAATCCACCATAGAGAAAATTAGAACCCTGATAAACATATCCACACTTACCTACAATACCATCTGCCCATGTATAAAGATACTTTTTATCTGGTGTATACTTTCTCATCCAAGACACTACTTTAGAAAGCATTTGTGATTCGGAGTTTCTTGGCATTTTATCATCCATACACATCTTTCCAATTTCATAATAATCCTTTGTTGCCAAATCTGGAAACAACTTTCGGATTGTTTGCAATGGTTGCGTTCCCCAACCAAGAGTCAACACACCAACCAACTCTTCATCGACATACACACCAAGATAATGCTTGGTAAGTCTTGGCATTACAGGTGAGTAATGTCTGTCTTGTATAAAGAGTACTGCAACTCTTTCATCTATGGGTTTGATGTTCATGTGAATAATTCTTCTAGTGTTGAAACTTCTTTCCAGTTCCAATTAATAACAACCTTGCGTATTTTATAAATGCTTTTTTGGTTAGTTTAATATCACTTGTATGTTCTAGTGTGAGGTTGTTTGCAATTTCTAAAATGTGTTTTGATTTTTCTTTACAATATGCATCTGATGCTTCTTTTTCTGTATTGTAACTTCCTATGTGTTTCTTTTTTCCATTCTTCTTAATGCTGGCTGTATACTTTCCGTATCTAAAATGAACCCCCATCGGATACTTTCCTCTTTGATGTTTGTTTTCACATATTAAACTGTTTATGTTATTCTTAACAAAAATACAAGTTCTTGGACCATATTCTCTATTGCCACGACAAAGAATATCTTTGTCTAACTGCTTACCTTGCCAGTTTTGTTGTTCCATCCAATTTTTAAAATTACTAAATGTTAACCATTCTTCACAAACATAACAATCTTTATATGATGGTTGTTGGATTTGATATTTTTCATCGTAGCATCGTCTTATCATATCCCGCCATCTATAATAATATGGACACGATACACCGTATCGTGGGTTTACAATATAATCAGCATCATTAATTACATTTACTTTTCCTATTTTCATGCAAACAATCCTTCCAGTGTTGAAACTTCTTCCCAGTTCCAACCAATCTTTTCTAGAATTCCTTTGAGTGGTTGCAGAAATGCCTTTTCAAATTGATGTTCATAATCAATAAAGTCACCCAACCCAAATTCCTTTGGTAATTCATTTGGAAATGAAACAATTTGGTCTTGACCCGCAACACCACCAACAGGATTTGGTGATTTCAAATGCACAAATTTAATTTTATCTCCATCTACAATCTTACGATATTTCTTTCCTATATTCAACTTGTCCACATAGTGATTATAAATCAAACTGCCTTTGACTGCAATTGGTGTGGACTTTTTATAGATGTTTCCATGCGATGCATACTTTTTCATTCCATTTACGCCACGGGGAAATGCAATCTCTTCTATAGAAAAAGTTTTAAACTTTTCTCGGAACTCATCAATAAATTGAATCACCGATTCTTCGTCCGTGGTAAGGATAAGATTTACTGCTTCTTTTAACGAATCACGAACTACTTGCGGGGTAGAACTTCGTGTCGTTTCAATTCCCATGATCTTTTGTTTCGGTGGGTCATAACGAACACCTTCCGAATCATGAACTTGCATCATGTATCTTTTCTTTGCAGTCCATACTGCTTTGTCTGCAATTACTTCTCGTTCCATCGAGATAACTTCTGGTTGAATTGCATTCATTGTTTCAGATAATTCTGCATACTGTTTTTCAATGAATGGTAAAATTATTTCTTCGGATGCTTTGTTGAGGAATTCCACCACCTCCTGCTTTGTG